GAGTACCAAATATCTTGTCACCAGACAATTGCTTTGTAATCGGTGAGCGACAGCGACCAATTACGCAAAAGCGACTAGAAGAATGGCAAGACATAAATAACATGAAAGATGAAGTGAAGCGTAACTATCTGCGTAACAAGTCCCTCATCGATCTTGGACAAATACCTGATTACATCAGAAATCAAGTCCTTGATGAGTGGACAAGTGAGAATGAGAAAGACCGTTCGCAGTTGTTGAATTATTTCATTCACAACAAACTAAAAAACCTTATGGAAGTAATCTCGGAGTTCTAATTATGAGTACAATATCCTTGGCTGAAATCGTAAACACAGCCTGTGAAATGAAAACAAAGGAAGAGAAAGTTGCTTGGTTACAAAAGAACAACTCTAAACCTTTACGCAACATAATGAAAATTATGTATGATAAAAGCTTGAAGCTAAACATACCTAATTCAGAGCCACCATACGTGGCGTCTGAAATGCCTGAGTCTCATGGTCTGTTGTATCGTGAATCTCGTAAGCTACAGTACTTCGTAGAAGGCTTTGGTGGTGACCACATCAAGCCCGTTCGTAGAGAACAACTGTTTATTCAGATGCTTGAGTCTGTAGATAAACAAGACTCTCAATTGCTGTTGAAAATGATAAAACAGAAACCACTCAAAGGTCTGACTGCTAAAGTATTGCAGGAAGCATTAGGTGATTTCATTCCCGTAAAGAGTTCATGAGAAGAGAAGATACAAATGTCCAAGCGCAAGAAATTCCGGAATTGGTACGAGGACGAGGATGTTGAGGATCGCAGAGATGAGGAGAAGTTTCGAAAGAAAGACTCCAAGCGATATGATGCAAAGAAGTCTGCCATTCAACGGGCTAGAAAGCAAAAGGCAAAACAAAAAAATTCACTTTTATCGTAAAATACCTCTTGACAATTTGGATCAGTAGTGTTATACTAACTGTGAAATAAAGAAAGAGGTATAATATGAAAATAAGTGAAAAGTTGATATTGACAGATTGTGATGGTGTTATTCTTGATTGGGAATACGCTTTCACTCAATGGATGATTAGGCACGGTTACAAGTGCAACGGTTGTGAAGACAGCTACGATATTCACACTAGGTTCAATATCAACAAAGCAGAGTCTAAGAGGCTCGTAAGAATGTTCAATGAGAGTGCGGCTATTAGAAAGCTACCACCTCTCAGAGATGCTATGAAGTACATAAAGAAACTTCACGAAGAACATGGTATTATCTTTCACGCTATTACTAGCTTGAGTAAAGATCAGTATGCATGTCATCTCAGAACTAAAAACTTGATCGAACTATTCGGTCCAACTGCATTTGAGAAGTATGTCTATCTAGACACTGGTGCAGATAAAGATGAAGAGTTGGCTAAGTACAAAGATACTGGCTGCCTCTGGGTTGAAGATAAGCCTGAGAACGCCGTATGTGGCGCCAACTTTGGTCTTCAATCTGTTTTGATTGAACACGATCATAACAAAGATTTTTATCACGAAGATGTGCAAAAAGTATCTTCATGGAAGGAAATCTATGAAATGATGATATAAATACCAAAGTGATGGTAAGTATTGAAGCAGTCCATCTAGGGCTGCTTTTTTTATAGGAGAATGAAAAGTGCCAATATACAGTTTTGAAGACACCGAAAGCGGTGAACAATTTGATATGATGATGAAGATAGCCGATAAAGAAACTTGGCTAAAAAAGAACCCCCACATGAAACAAATTATAACTAAAGCACCCGCCTTTAGTTACGATTCTGTGGGACTAGGTGCCCGTAAGACCGACGATAACTTCAACTCGCTACTAAAGCATATCAAGAAGGGAAATTCCAAGGGTACTACGGAGTCAACAATAAAAACCCGATAATAACAATAAGGACATTAGATGCCTGCAACCAATCAACGTATCAGCAAAAAGCAACGTAGAGTACTTAGACAACAGGGAATTTTAGACGAAACAAATCAACTAACATCAAACTTTCATATCAGTCCAAACATAAGGCCAATGACTGAGAATCAGCGAATAGCATTCGATTCATGGCAAGACGGATATAATCTAATGATGCATGGAATAGCAGGTACAGGTAAAACCTTTCTGGGATTGTACTTTGCACTCAAAGATATTAGTAAACAATCTAACAATAGGGACAAAGTCTTCATCGTAAGATCGACAGTCCCATCCCGTAACCAGGGTTTCTTACCTGGTAGTCAGAAACAAAAAGAAGCTGTGTACGAAGAGCCTTATTATGATATTGCAAGTAAGATATTTGCTAGGGGAGATGCCTATCAGATACTAAAACAGAAGTCGATGGTCCAGTTTGCTTCTACCTCTTATCTTAGAGGATGCACTTTTGAGAATTGCACTATACTCGTAGATGAAGTGCAGAACATGAGTGACGGTGAATTACATACTATAATGACACGTGTAGGTGAGAACTCTAGAATCATCTTCTGTGGAGACATCAAGCAAGATGATCTTACCTCAGAGAGATTGAAAGAAGAGTCTGGCTTACGTGACTTTATGAGAGTAATTAGCCGAATGGACGAGTTTGATTTTATTGAGTTTGAAATTGATGATATTGTCAGAAGCCGCTTAGTGAAGTCATATATAATACAACGTGATAAATTAGGACTATAAATATGAGTACAGGTACATATATTGGTACTGCGAAAGTAGTAGAGGACGATGACGGCGAATTGCTGTTAGAGTTCGATGTTGAAACACTCAATCAAATGGGTTGGGATGAAGAGACAATGCTTGAGTGGATCATTGACGAAGAAGAAATAACGCTAAGAGAGGCAAAAAATGGCAGAGACAAGACTGAGAGTATTTCAAAGGGCTAACGGTGAGCGTTTCGTAAAGCAGTTGACACAAGCAGAGTGTGACGCTTTCGTTGCGGATAACCCTGATCTTACACTGGTACGATAATGCCAGGTAAAGGAATCACTAGAGCAGGAGACACGCATATTGGACATGCGTCCCCAACTCCTAACCCGTTTCACAAAACTGCTTATGTCCCCACTACTAGTAAAGTAATGGCGGATGGAATATTTGTGATTCGCTTAGGAGATTCAACTGCTTGTGGTGACCCTGTTGTAGGAGCATCTGCTAAAGTATATGCTCAAGGTCAACCAGTTCATAGAATTGGTGATGCTACTGGTGGTCATGGATCATGGGTGCCTAATGCATCTGCTAGTGGCTCTGTAAAAGTCTTTGCGTCATAAGGTGACTATATGCCAACAAGTAGATATTCACAAGTCGTGGAGTTGCTAAAAGCAGACGTTCCAACGAGATCACTGTCTAATACTTCTAAGTTGGCTTTGGTCGCTGAACTGAAAGCAGAACTAGATCAGGCTATTGCCGATGAAGAAGTGAATGCAAAGCCAGACTATGCTAATCTACTGCCATTGGCGGCAGGTGAGCCAGACGTTACTGTAAAAGAAAAGTTGACTGCTGAAGCATATAGATTTACTGCTCCACTCTCTCAAGCTGAAGAAGATTTATTCAACTTCGTACCTAGAGGTTATATTGAGAACAACCCTGGATTCGACTCCTCAAATAACTGGGTAAGTTATCTCGGTTCGTATCCAAACCCTAATACCGGAGAGTATTCCTAATGACGGCTAATGCGGCGGCAAATAACGTACTAGTAGAAGACCTAATCGTACAACGATCATCGAAGGGCACCGCACTTACGTTTGATGAGATGGACTTCAACGTCCGTACTATTGCTAGATACCTTGATCTAGTGAGTGGCGCCACTATTGGTAACCTACAAATTCTTTTAGACGATCTCGTTGCAGACGTAGAATTATCCTCGAACAACTTTGCAGAGTTTACTGATGCTGTTGCGGCACAACAAGCGGCGGTGAACACACAGATTCAGGCAGTAAATGTTCTCATCGCAAATACCATTGCTGAGTTACAAGCTACCGAAGCCTCTATTCTCGCACAGGTAAATACAGAAGTTGTAGAACTAAGATCGTTTGTGAACACAGAAGTTACAGACGCAAGAGGCGATCTACAGGTAGCAATCAATAATGCTATTCAGACACTATCGTCTGGTGTTGATACTACTATTACTACATCGATTGCGGCTGCCACTAATACGATCAATCAAAGTATTCAGAGTTCAAGAGATTATGCAAACAGTCTAGTACAAGGATCCATAGCAACGCTAAACACTGCTATTGCCGATTCTGCTAATACGTTACAGCAAGCAATCCTAGTGGCAAAGGCAAATGTTGTCTCTCAGACTGCGGCTAGCTATGTCACACAAACTGAACTAGAGAGTACAGTAACATCTATCAACTCTGCTAGATCACTAGACCTTTCGCAAGTAGAAAGCCGTGTTACGAATAACATCACGTCTTCTATCACCACGCTAGAAGAGACTTTCGCAAATACTACTACTGGTCTTTCACAAAGCATTACTAGTCTGGATACTTCATTGCGTGATGATGTAAACACTCAGATTCAGGCTGTTATCTCTACTACTGATACTGCTATACGTAATGTGAATACTGCATTGACACAGCGAGTGTCGAACCTCTCTACAAGCGTAAACAATACGATCAACTCACGTATCGGTGAAATTCTCGTTACTGTTGCGAGTTCAAACACAACTCTCGCATCATCGATCACTGCTATCGAAGCAAACTTGGCAGAAAACTATGCCACAATTACCGATCTAACGTCTGCACAAACAGGCTTACAGACTGCAATTTCAAATGCGGTTACGCAGTTAGAAGCACAAGTAAACACAACTAACCAATCACTGTCTTCTTCTGTAACCACATTGACTGATGCCATCGCTAACGCAGAGTCCACTTCTGCACAAGCAGTAACAGATTTGCAGGCATCAATCAGCAATACTATTAGCGCAGAGGTCACAACACTAGAGACCGCAATCGCAACTCAGAACACCGCACTGTCTCAACAGATCAATTCATTGAGTTCTACAGTAAGTAATAATATTACCGCATCGATCAACACACTAGAGACTGCACTAGCGACTACAAACACTGCCCTTGTGGGTCGTATTAGTACACTTGAGTCATCTGTATCGAATACCATTTCTGCCCAGATTACGAACTTGGCAAATACTGTTGCAACTCAGAACACCGCATTGACAACTCAGATTAGTCAGCTAAATGCGACACTGAGCAACAATATTTCAAGTTCTGTTTCTACGCTTGAGAGTGCTATTAGTAGTACAAATACCGCACTATCACAACGAATAACAAATCTTGACGCAACACTAAGCAATACTATATCGGCTAGTGTAACCACATTATCAAATGCAATTGCGAATGAATCAAGTTCTAGGGCATCGGCTTTATCTACGATATCTTCTAGCGTGGCAAACAATGCGGCAGATATCAGTACACTTGAGACTACAATATCAACTACCAACACTGCACTAAGTCAACGCATTAGTGCGGTTGATACTGCATTAGGTAACACCATCTCAAGTGAGATTAGTAATCTACAGACCAGCTTGTCTAATGCTCAAACGGCACTTGCAAATTCTATTACAAATCTGAATACGCAACTATCGAATACTATTTCCACAGAAGTGTCTACGCTTGAGTCTGCTATCTCTACAGTAAACACCGCTATAGGAACTAGAGCAAGTGACATTCTAGCTACTGTAGCCAATACGTATGCGACTATCACAGACTTGCAGACCGCAGAGTCAACAGCAAACACCGCTTTAGTCACACAGATCAATAATCTAGAAACGTCTCTATCAAATACCATTAGTGGACAGATTACGAGTGTACAGAACTTGGTTGCTAACTTAGAGAGTTCTGTCGCCACAGACTTCAGTACTTTATCGTCAAATATTGCGAATACATATGCAACTCAGACCTCTTTGAGTACAGCGATCAGTAATGAACAACAGGCAAGAACTACTGCCACTACTTTACTTACAACTCAGTTAGGTAGTAATGTCCGTGGTCTAAACTTGAACGCACACTTTGATTTTGGATACGATCACTATTCAGAGAATCCTACTAGTTTCGATTCTCCATCTGAAACCAGTAAATTCAAACTTGAGTCAAATGATTCAACGCCTGATGTTGTCACTGGTGGTGAAGCACTTAGAATTGTAGGTCCTGCAACGCTTTTCTATAGATACCATCTACCTGTAGACACAACTAGAACTTATAAAGTTCGTATCAGAGTGAAATCAATAGGTACCACTAACGCTAGAATGTACGCTGGTGTTTCGACTTTCGATAGATCAGGATCACTACAGACATCTTCACCTGGCACACACAGATACGGTGCGGCATCGAATGTGTATCTTCCTTCTGATAACACATGGCGTGTTTATGAAGGACTATTTACTGGAACAGGTTCCAGCACACACAATCAATTTAGAAGTGGTACCGCATACGCTGTGCCTATGATGATTCTAAACTATCAAGGCAACAATTCTTATATTACCTTAGTAGATGAGTTGACTCTTGAGGACGTGACAGAAGCAGAAGACAACAAAGCAACTATTCTTACTGTTCAAGATGCAGTTTCTAATCTATCGTCCTCTACTGCATCTTCCTTGTCAACGCTACAAACAAGTTTTGCAAACACATATGCTACAAAGACTGAATTAGCAACAGTTGCTTCCAATGCCAATGCCGCTTCGGTGAGTGTTTTGTCTACAATGAGAACAGAAGTTTCAACGATGAACACTTCAGTTCGTAGCGCCGCAGCCACTGCCGCCGATAATGCACAGTCGGCCGCTACAGCCGCTGGTGCGGCAGCCGCAGCCGCAGCCGCTGGCGCTGTAAACACTGCATTACGAGGAGTTATTTCTAGTGAGATATCCACATTATCTACACTGATATCTAATGTCAACACGTCACTTGCTTCAGACTTCTCTAGTCTGAGTACTTCTTTCGACGGCATGAACACATCAGTAAGTACTCTATCAAGTTCTGTAGACGGTATCAAAGGTAGCTATGGTATTTCTGTAGATAATAACGGACACATCTCAGGCTTCTCATTAGTATCAACACTTGCAGAAGACTCATCAAACGCTACTTCAGAATTCACAGTTGCGGCTGATAAATTCAACATTATCAATCCAAATGATACCACCGATCAGATAGCTCCATTTGCTGTTATCACTACTGGGACAGATGCTGGTGTTTACGTGAACGGTGCTGTTATCAAACCAGGGTCTATCACAGCCGCATCTATCAATGCAATCAATCTATCAGCTATCAATGCAAACTTAGGAACGATTGAAGCGGGTACTTTGTCAAACGCTTCAGGTACATTTTTCATCGATCTAAATAATGGTACAATAACAATTTCAGTATGAGGTAAAAATTATGGCTATAGAATTCGAATTAGGACAAAAATGGTCCGTGGTATATGGTGAGTGGGAACAAGATGACGTGAACGGCGACTTTGAAGTTGTTGAGAAATCAGGTATCGAAGATACTATTCACTTGAGTTCTGGCATACTATGTACTAAGAAGTGGTCAGGTAAAGCATGGCAATTTAGAAAAGTAGACTGTGTTAGTCTTGCCGCAGAATATATTGATGAGGGTCTCGGTACTAATTACTGGGAATACTATATGAACGAAGTGAAGGGTGAGTTCTATCGAAATCACTTACACAGTGGTATTGCAGGATACTTTGATGAGCATATGCCTGACTTTCAAATTGTCGAAGATAATAATGATATTAGAAAATATGATGTCCTTGTATATCAGCTATGGGATATTGATGATCTACAAAGCCCACACATAGGAGTCTATATCGGAGATGAGAAGTTGCTTACAATCGATCCTGGGAAGATGTCTTCTGAAGACCCGTTAGACAGAAACAAAGTAATCAGAATATATAGGTGCATTCATGCCTAATCACACATTTTTTACATCAGCCGAATCTGGTAAAATGCTTATCAAGAATTATGATAGCAGTGACACGCAGACATCGCTGAAAAACTTAGCAAATAGTCCATCGACTACGAACCAAGACTTGATCTTCCACAGCGACTTCAACTTCTTGACAATCGTTGGCACAGTAACGCAGGCTACAGTAACATTACCAGCTTACACTAGAAACGTGCATAGTTGGAGCAGTGGCGGTAAATGCTTTATCTCAACTGCGGCATGTGAGATCATGGGACTAGACGATTACGGTCCAGCTTTGCAAACTCTAAGAGATTATCGTGATGGTTGGATGTCTGAAACAGAAGAAGGTAAAAAGCTTGTAGAAGAGTATTATGAAATGGCACCTGGTGTTGTAGATGCCATGAACAGTTTAGAGAATCCTATAGAAGCATATAGCGAACTTTATCATAAATATATTATGAAAGCAGTAACCGAAATAGAGAATGATCAGAATGAAGAAGCACTCCATACATACAGATCAATGTGTGATGTGGCTAAAGGTTATCTAGGAGAATGATTTGCCATCAGCATCTATACCAACACTACAGACAAATACAGTTCTAATAGGAACTAGTCCGATATCAAATCCTACATCTCTACTATTGAAAATTGGTGGAGTGATTTATGGTGACGCTTACGATTTGGTAAACACTAATTATACTCGTAGAATATTTCCAACATATAACGCCACAAATAACAATATCTACATAACATCCATTGATATTGCTCACGGCACAAATATGCCCACCACAACACTATCGAATGTTGAAGTCTTAGTGATAGGAGTTCAGTAGTGTCTGGAATAAAGAACTATAAAGGCGTATCTCTGATGAACATGGCCAGAGGCAGTATAGACTCTGACTTTGGTTACTCAGGCGATAAACTGAATACCTCTAGATTGATTATACCAGGAACTAGCAGAAGAGTGGGTAGAATTTCAGCCAACGATTCTAGCTTGCCCTCATTTACTGACGCTTTGCGCTTTATTGAAATAAGAAATGGCATAATTACTTCATCAAACGCATACAGCACCACGTTCAATAGAGCGATGGATTCTATAGAGTATGTGGCGCAGTTGATGGAAGATTTCAAAACTGCAAACCCAACTACTACTGCACAAGTACAGTCTTACGGAATGGCTACGGCCTTGAATTGTTATCTTATCGCAGATGTTATCGAAGATCAGATTGGTGGTAGCACTGACGGCTTTCTGAACGATCTGTATCAGATAATGAACGGAGTTCTTTTTCCTGGTAACTGGAAATTCTGGCAGATGCCTGGGTACTATACACCTACTGCTTCTTTAGCGCAGAAGTGGAGATCATTCGTTACGCTAGATGGTGGTGTAGCCACTAGTGCCCAATGGTCAGAGTACGAAGTTAGAAAAAGATACGCACACGCAAATAATCTATTCAAGCCAATGATACTTCAGAATATGATAATGCGTCCTAGCGGCATATACACGTTTGCAGTTTCAACTCTAAGTCCAAGTAGCAACACTGAGTATCAAGAATACGAGTACACTCAAACAGGATTCACTACATCTAAACTGTATCTAAAGAAAGATCCCGCAGGTCAGTTTCAAACAGGTGGTCTAAAAAGATGTCCTGTGTTCAACGGAGCAAGTAGTACTGGCTATATACCAGACAATGCACAATTGGGTCACGGAGAAATTGCGCCTGTATATTATCCAGAAGACCCACCAGTGACATACTCTCGTAGATTTAGATGCGACTTGAATAGTACTAGTACATATTGGTTCAGCGGGCTTGTTCACCAAGACGTGAAAATACCTAGTACTGGATATATTGCGCCACCTATCAATATATTCGACAATATGTATTGGGCGCCTGCACCAACATTCAAATATAAAGCGTATGATGAAGCTGGAAATGTACAGACACTAAGCGTTTCTAATAGCACTCAGTACTCCTCAAATGGTGGACAAGAAAAATTCACTATCATGCAAAGACAATCCGGTCATCAACTTTCAAATACAGACTCAGCCCAGGCGTTGTCATTTAGACCTAAGATGGATTACTTTGCTACTACAGTGAATGGTCAAAAAGTTTTGAAGAAAGGTCGAGTATATTTTGGCGTGCCTGGAAATATATTATATCACACTACTCTGTATGCATCTATGATCATGGGTGGCAACCTAAACTACAACAATCTACACGATAGACTTACAGATGGCGGTGCTGGTCAAATGTCAGGGTTTGGAGTTGGATTATCTGATTCTGATGTTATAGAGTGGAGAGTAGATTTTGGTTTAATGCGGTCTGGCTACAATGAGTGGGATCTTCCTAGCAATTGGTCAGACAGATTTGATATTACTAACTCGGGTGTGACTTCTGGTTTCGGTGCTCCCGAGGACTTTAACACCGTTTACGGACAAATTGACCCACTAGTTTTTGACTTTGCGGTGACACCATGACACTAAAAGTAACATCAAGTAATATAGAAATTCTGAACTCCTCTGGAGTAACTAAGTTTAGTGCTGATGAGCCTCTACTCTATGTTGCTGGATATGAATACGGAACTATAGATATGGGAACAGGCACAAACAGTGCCGGCTCAACAGTTTTTGTACAACAGCACTACATACAATTGGCATCGGCAATCGAAGACAATGAAGTGCCAGTTCTGTATATCACCATCACAGGATCATCTGATTTTGGAGATCCAGCCTCTGCGCTGAATAACGTAAGACAGCCTGCGAATGCTGTAGTGCCTATTTACATTAGGGGATATCCTAGCGGTAACACACCAGCCTCAGATCAAACAACACTATCTATCGCTCCTCATGGTAAATTCGGATACTTAGTGAGACTCCATTATTATGGAACAAATCTAGGCTATGCTAACCCATTGTATGCATCCTCTCAGGGTATGACTGCACCAACACTCTCATTTGATTGGGAATTATATAAATATCGTTATCTAGACGTATAGGAGATTATTATGAATATAGACAATTATGAAATCAGTATCCTACGATTTGCCGCAAACAACGTAGAACGAACATCACTAGCACAAGTCGCATTGACTGAGGAAGTGGCAGAAGGCATCATTCGTCAGGTAGGTATATATGACTTAGCCCTTGCTAGAGCGTTTACTTCTGTTGGCGATCCACAACTACTTCTTGCTATTCGTGAGAAGCTGGAATCAATTCCCGAATAAAAGCTTGACATTTACGGACCAATGTGTTATTCTATAGCATAGAATAAATTAGGATTATTATGTTCACACACGTAGAGTTAGATAAAAGCAATGTCCCAGAGTTAGAGTGCGAAACTCTTCCTACTGGTCGGACATATCAAACACCAGAGGGCAACAAGTACCCATCGATCACTACAGTTCTGAGTCTCAGAGGCAAAGAAGGTATTCTCGCTTGGAGAAAAAGAGTGGGAGAAGAAGTTGCTAATAAGATCAGTCGGCAAGCCGCTACACGTGGTACTGCGGTACACACACTGGCAGAAGACTATTTGAACAATAAAGAAGACTGGGCTAAGAAAGCTATGCCAGCAAATATCTTCTCGTTCAATCAGATCAAGCCCATCTTAGATGAGCGAGTCAACAATATCTGGGCACAAGAAGTTCCATTATATTCTGACAAGTTCAAGATAGCTGGTCGAGTAGACTGTATTGCCGAGTTCGATAATGAACTGACAATCATCGATTTCAAGACATCACGTAAGCCAAAGAAAGAGGAGTGGATTCAAGGCTACTTCACTCAAGCGGCTTTCTATGCGGCGGCCTTCTATGAGAGAACTGGTATTCCTATCAAGAAGTTTGCTATTATCATTGCAGTAGATGATAATGAACCACAAGTCTTTACGGGTAACACCTTTGACTATCTCAAAGAGTTACTGGAAATAAGAATCGAGTACGCAGAGGTAAAAGGTATATGACGTTTATAGAAACTTTAGTCGGTATTGTATTAGTCGCTGTAGGTGCGAAAATTCTGTGGGTATCCACACTCATCAACGATGAACGTAAGAAAGCATACAGAGCAGGCACCCACGATTATTACGGCAACAAAATCGAGGAAGACGAATAGTGGCAACAAAGAACGACATCACTGGCGATTCCATCAAGTCTAAAGGACTGTCTCAGCAAGGCCGAGATAACTGGGATAGGATCTTTGGTGAGAAGAATCAGAGACATAAACAGCAAGACATGACTGAACTCAATGGCGATGGAAATCGTGATAGAGGTCGTTATGGTGAAGACCTAGAGAGCGAAAAAAAGTAAAAAAAGTTCAAAAAAAGGGTTGACATCTCTGTATTTCCATATATAATGTACTAGTAATTGAGAGGAAATATGACTATGAATGTTTATGAAGCCCTAAAGTTTGCGACTAAAGCGCACGAAGGGCAAGTTCGGAAATATACTGGTGAAGAATACATCACTCACCCTGTTGCTGTTGCAGATATGGTCGAACATTACTTAGATAGCAAAGAGTGCTATACAGAAGAGCAGATTCAAACTGCTATGCAAATTGCTATACTCCACGACACTGTAGAAGACTGTGACGTTACCATCGAAGAGATCGAAGAACTCTTTGGTGCTGATGTTGCTCAAGGTGTCTGGTTTCTTACCAAGACTCCCGCTTTCGTGGGAAATCGGGCTCAACGGAAAGCACTGTGCGAAGCACGGTTAGCCCAAGCGCCTGAAATCATCAAGATCATCAAAACGTGTGACATGCATCACAACAGCAAGAGCATCGAAGAGTACGATGCCAACTTCTGGGAACTGTTCAAGACAGAGACCAAAGCCTTGTTGACTGCAATGGACACTACAGGTGTCTTATTAGAATTGATAACTTTGGAGGAAGAATGATGACGTATAATCGTGCAATAACTGTTTTGACCCGTAGAGCAACCGAGTTCTACGGCAAAACTTTTGAGTGGCTTGTTGATGCTATGGATAAGGGCTTTGATGAGAACCTGACTGTAACTGAAGCTTATAAAGTGTATAAAATGGAGACAAACTATGTGGGTAGCTAAACCGAATCTGAACAATAATAACGGCATCAAAGAATTCGAAGATGTCAAGAAAGCAGTAGCGTACTTAGAAGAGTACACTGGTATTGAGATGGCTTATGATCGTTGTCGTAAGACTAAGAAGATCACCTATGATTGGCAACTTCTAGATAAGCTGTGGGAAAAAAGTTGAAAATAATTTCACTTTTTTTGAAAAAAGTGGTTGACAATGTGGTCCAACCTGCTATTAT